ATAGGGGGGTGTGGCATAAATGTCACAGTTGGGGCAGGAGGCATGCATGGGGCGCATAGCTGGCGATGGGAGCCATGCAAAAATACCGTAACTACCAGGGCGAGGATGGGCTATGGTCCGAATGCCTCGCCGATCATGGCGAAGCCGGAAGCCCCCCCGATAGGGGGTAGGAGAGTACCCATGAAGACCAAGACCCAAGCCCCAAGCGTGAAGACCGTGAACCCGGACCACATGGTCAAGGTGGTTCTGGAATGTCCCCTCCGCGACATAACGATCCGCACTGCCACGAACGGTAGCAAATACGTCAATCTGCCGTACTCCATGCGCGGTGAATGCATCGGACTCAAGAACGTCGCGGTGGTCTTGAAGCAGGGTAAGCTTACCCTTGCCTTGGGCGCCACCACGACCGCGACCGCCAGCAAGACGGTCGATCCGGAGTTGGCCGCGCTGATCGACTGATCCGCCTAGGCGGCAGGGCTACTAGCCTCACGGCTAGTGGCCTTGCTTGCTACCCGATATCTTGCATTTTACTAAAATTCTATGGGGTGGGTGTTGCTGGCGGCGGCCGCATCGACCCCCAGGGGAAAAACCACCCCCTTTGTGTTGGGTTGGTGGTTGGTACCATAGACACAAATTTCCAAAATTTCGGGCTTCACGTTGCTTTCCCTACATGATACACTTTCCCAAACCATAGGAATCCCCAAAATGTCCCAAAAACTCCTTCAATCCCTCCTCGATGACACCATCGCCCTCTCCCTAAAGACCCTCCACTTCCACTGGGTCGTCACCGGACCCCACTTTTCCGCCCTCCACGACCTCTTTGGCACCCAATACAAAGCCCTTTCCGAATCCGCCGACCACATTGCCGAGAGAATGCGGTCCCTTTCCCTCACCCCAACCCCCTTCACCTCCCTCGACGCCACCTTCTCCATCGACCCCACCCCCAAAAAGACACCCAAAGACACCCAAATCCTGGAAATCCTGGCCCTCGACCACGAAAAGCTGGCCCTCTTCTCCTCCGAAGCCTCCCAGGAAACCACCACCGACCCCGCTACCAGCAACCTCTTCGCTGAAAAACAGGAATACCACTCCAAAGCCGCGTGGTTCCTCCGCAGCCACCTCCAATAACCCCAGGAAACCCCCATGCGCGCCCTCATCACTGGCATCACCGGCCAAGATGGCTCCTATCTCGCCAACTTCCTCCTCTCCAAAAACTACCAAGTCCACGGTCTCATCCGCAGCCACTCCCCCAACCTCAAAAACCTCCAATTCTTCAACCTTGATTCCCGCATCACCTTCCACCAAGGCGACCTCACCAACGCCTCCGACATAACCCGCATAGTCTCCATGGGCTTCGACGAAATCTACAACCTCGGTGCCCAATCCTTCGTCGGTTCCTCCTGGCAAAACCCCACAGCCACCTCCCAAGTCAACGCACTAGGCCCCCTCCACCTCCTTGAAGCCATCCACCAACACAGCCCCCGCACCAAATTCTACCAAGCCAGCACCTCCGAAATGTTCGGCAACAGCAGCGCACCCCAAAACGAATCCACCCCCTTCCAACCCCGCAGCCCCTACGGTGTAGCCAAACTTTTCGGCCACCACATCACCCGCAACTACCGCGAATCCTACAACCTCCACGCCTCCAGCGGCATCCTCTTCAACCACGAATCCCCCCTGCGTGGTCCCCAATTCGTCACACGCAAAATCACCCTCGGCATCGCCGCCATCCTCAACGGCAAACTCAAGAAAATCTCCCTCGGCAACCTCGACGCAAAGCGCGACTGGGGTTTCGCCGGAGACTACGTAAAAGCCATGTGGCTAATGCTCCAGCAACCCAACCCCGACGACTACGTCGTCTCGACAGGCCAAACCCACAGCATCCGCGACTTCCTCTTCCACGCTTTTGACCGCGTGGGCCTCCGCTGGGAAGACCACGTAGTCTTCGACCCCACCCTCTTACGTCCCGCCGAAGTCAACATCCTCCAAGGCGACCCCACCAAAATTTCAAATTTGGGGTGGGAACCCGAAACCTCCTTCACCCAACTCATCCACAAGATGGTGGATTGGGATTGCCACCGCCTACGTTAACTAAAAATTTCAAATTTGGGTTGCCTTCCCAAAATTTTCTCTGTAGGGTATCCTTGCCCCCCTCCCACACTTCGATACCCACACAACTTGTGGGGATAATGGGGTGGGGGAAGCGACTGCACGCCCTTCGGACGTGTGGCATTTTCCTAAAATTTTAGGGAAGTGGGGGCGGTTGTGAGGGTTGTGAGGGTTGAATTTGACGGCGCCTTCACGCCCTAAGTCCTTGAAATCATTGAGTTTGTGAAGGTTGTGAAGGTTGGAGTCCCTACTTTTCCCTATGAAGAAAGTATATAAGGTGGGGAAAATGTTGCGGGGGAACCTTCACAACCTTCACAATCCAATGATTTCAATGGGTTAGCCGTGAGGGTTGTGAGCGTCCAAAAAATGAAATTTGGGGTAGGTGGGCGGGGGGCCTCACCATGATGGCAGAAAACTTCCAGAGTTGTCAAGTGGCGATTTTGGGGGTTGCGCATCGCGGGGGCCGGTGGTAGGTTGGCCGCGCTTCGTGCAAAGAAGGAGATGACTATGGAAGACGAGAAGAAAGATTCCACGATTCTGGGTCCGGCGGGCCTCTTCAAGATTGCGGCGGAAAGGCTGAAGCCGTGGCGCACCCCCAACGGCGATGTCTTCGTGGATTTGTGGGTCGATGCGATCCGGCATACAGTCCCCGTGAAGAGTGAAGCCTTCACCGGGTTGATTTATATGGTGGCGGCGCAAAATGCGCCAGGAAAGCTGCCAAGTGGGAAAGCGGTGGAGGAGTTGAAGGCCTACTGCGTCGGAACCGCGTTGGCCAGCCAGCGCATGCTTCCCGCCTACGTCAGGGTTGGCGGCGAAACCAACAAGACAATCTGGTATGATTTGGGCAGCGATAGCCACGAAGTGGTGAAGTGGGAAGGTGGCTTCTGGCGGATTTGTCGCCAGACGGGCGATACCCCCCGCTTCTATAGGCCCAATGGCATGTTGCCGCAGATTGTGCCGGATGGGGGCGGCAACCTTGTGGAGTTGCTGGGGAAGCATGTCAGGGCAAAGCCCGAAGATATTGTGCTGCTGGCCGCGTGGCTGGTGGGCGCTTTCAAGGTGGGGGGACCCTACCCCATCCTCATTATCAATGGTGAGCAGGGAAGCAGCAAATCCACCACGACGAGGTTGCTGCGTCGGCTTGTGGATCCCCACGCCAGGGATATGCGGGAACCTCCAGCGGGCGGTAGGGATCTTGTGGCAGCGGTGAAGAATTCCTATGTGTTGGCGATTGACAATGTGTCGTCGTTGCCCAACGTGTTGAGTGATTCGCTGTGCCGTATATCTACGGGTACGGGTGCTTTGGGTGGCCGCGCCCTCTACACCGATAGCGATGAGGCAGCCTTCACGGCTTGCAGACCCATCGTGTTGAATGGTATTCCCGCGTTTGCTGAGAGGGAGGACCTTGTGTCCCGCAGCATCAACGTGGAGTTGCCGAGTATTCCCCCACACCAGAGGATGGACGATGACACTTTCTGGGAGAGGTTTGAGGCTGATATGCCTTCTATCCTGGCTAGTATTTTTGATTGTGTGGCGCGTGCCCAAACAGGATTCGCATCCGTTAGATTGAATGAAGCGCCCCGCATGGCCAACTTTGCGCGGTGGGCCTTTGCTGGGTTGGGGGAAGATGGCAACAAATTCCTCGATGCCTACAGCCGGAATAAGATGGAAGCTGCCGCCCATACCATTGAGCATAATGAGGTGGCCCAAGCCCTGGTAGCCCTGATGCGGGATAAGGAAGTGTGGTATGGCAGTTGGAGTAAGCTGCTGGCCGATTTGCAACCCCTTGCGGTAGTCACCAAGTATTGGCCCACCAACTCCCTGCAGTTGAGGAATCGGGTCATACGGTTGAGTGAGGATTTGCGGAAGTGTGGGCTGGAGTGGCGAAACAATGGGAGGGAAGGCGGCAGTGGTCGCAGCGTCCTGGAGGTTCGCCGCCTCAAGGGATACGTCAACAATCATGTTCTGACTTCTGTGTCGTGAGGGTGTCGTGAAAGAAGACGAGAAGGAATTGATGCTGAAGGCCAAGGAGAGGGCAGCAGCCCTCGACCACACAGAGATTGTGCGGTATGCCTCCATCATGAAGACGTTGACCCCCGAGGAGGAAATCTTCTGCAAGGAGTTTGCCGCCACGGGGGATCGACGCAAGGCAATCGTGGCCGCCGGATATGATGGCAAGTATGCGTCGAATACTGCCGCGCGGTGGCTGGCGAAGGGGCGCATCCAGGATCGCCTCAACCAGCTACGCAGCAAGGTGGAGGCCCGCCTCGACATCAGCAAGGAAATCTACTTGCAGATGTTGCAGGAGACTTATGAGAGGGCCATGGCTGACGGGGATTACGCGGGGGCCAATAGGGCCGCAGAGTTGATGGGCAAATCCCTGGGGTATCTGGTGGAGCAGAAGGCCATCCTCAACGTGAAGACCAAGATACCGGAAGATAGGAGTCAGCGGGTTGCTGAGGTACAGCGCCTCGCGAAGATTGCGGGGGTGACCCTTGAGTGACGAAGACGAGTTGCTGGAGCAGTTGCGCCTCCTTGCCGAAGCCAAGGCGCGCGATTCCTACTACGCCTACATGCAGTATGCCGCGCCGTGGATTCTCCCGGAGGGTTTCGTAGATGGAAACCACATCCGGGAGATCGCGGAGTTGCTTCAGTGGGTGGAGGAAACACCGAGGGCAAGGGCCATGATTTTCATGCCGCCCCGAAGCATGAAGAGTGTCAATGGGTCCGTGTTGTTTCCCACCTGGATTTTGGGAAGACACCCCACATGGCAAGTCATGGGCGTCTCGTATGGCCAAGAGTTGGCCAACGCCTTTGGTAGGGATACCCGAAATTTGATTATGTCTGAGGACTATCAGCGGGTATTCGATACGAGGATCAAAGCGGATAGCAGGGCAACCAACCGCTGGGATACGGAACAAGGGGGACGATATGTGGCTGCTGGTATTACCGCTGGTATTGCTGGTCGCGGAGCTAACATCGCTATTATTGATGACCCACTGAGTGAACAGGATGCGATGAGTAAAGCGTCCCGCGAATTCGTCAAGAATTGGTGGCCTGGGGGTTTGAGGAGCCGACTTCAGCCAGATGGTCGCATCGTCATCATCACGACGAGGTGGCATGAGGACGACCTCGCGGGGTGGCTCCTCACCATGGCGGAAAACGACCCCAAGGCGGAACAGTGGCGAGTCCTCAGCATCCCCGCTTTGAGTGAGGAGGATGAGTCGTATTGGCCGGAAAGATGGCCCGCCGAGTACCTGAGGGGGTTGCGGGAAGATCCCACGATGCCCCGCAGCCAGTGGAATGCCCTCTACATGCAGGAACCCACGGGTGAGGAGGGCAACCTCATCAAGGCGGAAAACCTGAAGTGGTGGAAGCAGGGGGAAACACTACCCCAATGCGATGCCATCTTGATGTCTGCTGATACTGCGTTTGGCCAAAAGGAAACCAGCGACTACAGCGTACTTCAAATTTGGGGTATCTTCAATACGCAGTATCAGGATAGTAGGGGCAAGGAGTTTACCGTGCCGAATGCCCTCTTGCTGGCGAATAGGCGGGGTAGGTGGGAGTACCCGGAGTTGCTGAATCAGGCACGGCAACTCGTCAAGAAGTATAATCCTGATCGCATCATCGTTGAAAAGAAGGCGTCAGGAGAGGTCCTCTACCCAGATTTGATGAGGGCGGGGCTACCAGTTGTACCATATATTCCTGGCAAAGGTCAAGATAAAGTTGCGCGGGTGCATGCCTGTTTGCGCTTCTTCGTTTCAGGAAGGGTGTGGCTTCCTGAGGGAGAGGAGTGGTCCTACAATTTGGCCGAGGAGGCTTTGGCCTTCCCCAAAGGGAAGAATGACGACCAAGTAGATGCGATGACGATGGCCCTCCTCTACCTTCGGGATTCCTATGCCCTCTACAACCAGGATGATTCGGGGGTGGATGGGGAAGAGGATAGGCCACACAAGAGAAAGACTTACTGGACTTGATCTTTAGCTCCAAAAGTGTTAGGATTCTAGGATGCCCATCCAAAACAATAATCCCCTGGACCCCCTGGTGTTGGCCCCCACTGTCGTCGAGTTGGACGACGGGGGAGTTGACGTTGAGTTTGGGGAGGATGAAGTCAGCATTGACTTTACGGACCATGGGGCCAACCTCGCCGAAATGCTCCCGGAAACGGACTTGGGGATGCTGGGATCCGACATCTGCGACAACGTGATGGCGGATTTGAATAGTAGGGCTGAGTGGGAAAACCTCATCGTCAAGGGGATGGGGGAGTTGGGTCTGAAGATCGAAGAGACTTCGGAACCCTTTGAGGGTGCGTGTGCGGCCACCCACCCCCTTCTCCTTGAGAATGTGGTGAAGTTTCAGAGTAAGGCAGTGCAGGAAATTTTCCCCGCTGCTGGCCCAGTGAAGACGCGGGTGTGGGGTACTTCGACCCCCGAGAAGGAAGCCGCCGCTTCCCGACTCAAGGAATTCCTCAACTACCAAGTCCTTGAGGAGATGGTCGAGTACTTCGATGAGACGGAGAGGCTTCTCTTCGCCCTCCCCCTGGTGGGTAGCTGCTTCCGCAAATTGTATTTTGACACGGGGCTGAATCGGCCTGTGGCGGAATACGTCCCTGTAGACCAATTCGTGGTGTCGTACAATGCGCCGGATCTCCGGAGGGCGCAGCGGTACACCCACATCATCTACAGGTCTGAAGAGGATTTGAAGGCGGATGTCGAGGCTGGCATCTATCGGGATGTGGGTTTGTCCCAGCCCGGCATGATCGATCAGGGTGTGATTGCAGCCAAGATTGACGAGTTGCAGGGTGTCACCCAGCCCAGTGAATATCGTGCCCACGTCTTGTATGAGTGTCATGGGTATTTTGACGTGGAGGATAAGGGTCCCCTTCCCTACGTCATCACGGTGGAATCCAACTCACGTAAGGTGTTGAGTATTCGCCGGAATTGGGATCAGAATGACCCCCAGAAGAAGAAGCTGGAGTGGTTTGTCCACTACCGCTACGTCCCGACGATGGGCTTCTACGGGTTGGGTCTCATTCACCTCATCGGTAGTTTGTCGAAGACTGCCACCCTCACGATGCGGGCGTTGGTGGATGCCGGTATGTTTGCCAACTTGCAGGGTGGCTTCAAGCTGAAGTCGCTGCGGGTTGTGGGCGGGAATGATCCGATTGGGGCTGGAGAGTGGCGCGATGTCGATGCCACCATCCAGGATATCTCCAAGGCTATTTATCCCCTCCCCTACAAGGAACCGTCGCAGACTCTCCTTGCCCTCCATCAGATGGTCGTGGCTAGTGGCCAGAAGTTTGCCGACACTACGGAACAGGTGATTTCTGACAGCACCAACTATGGGCCTGTGGGTACCACGCTGGCCCTGTTGGAGGCATCCACCAAATTCTTCTCGGCCACCCATAAGCGCATCCACGCGGCCCAAAAGCAGGAATTCAAGATCCTGCGGAGGCTGGATAAGGATTATTTGGGGCGTTACCCCTATGCGGTGCAGGGTGCCCCCGTTGAAATTTTCCGGATGGATATCGCGGCTGAAGTCGATATCATTCCCTCCTCGGATCCCAACACCCCATCCAATGCACATAGGTTGACGCGGGCCACCACCATCCTCCAGATGGCGTCGCAGAATCCCCAGATGCATGACATGCGGGAAGTGTATCGGCGTGTCTACTCCGCGATGGAAGTGGACAACATGGATAAAATCTTGCCGCCTCCCATCCAGCCGCAGCCCCTGAGTCCTCTTGAGGATATCATGATGGCGTCTGAGGGTAAGCCAATCAAGGCATTCCCTGGCCAGGATCACCAAGCCCACATTGCCACCAAGTCGGCCTTCCTCCAGGATCCCATGGGTGGTGCGTCTCCCATGTTTGCGGGGATTGCCCCCATTATCCAGGCCAATGTTCGGGAACACATCATCATGCAGTATGTGGAAGCGGCGATGGCTATGGGAGCCAACAACGATCAGGCCCAGGCTGCTGCCGTCACCCAGGTTGCCCAGAGTAACCTCCAGCAGATGATGTCTTCGCAGCAGCCGCAGGATCCCACCGTCCAGTTGGGCATGGCGGAATTGCAGATGCGTGGTAAGGAACACGAAGACAAGATGCTGAATAATGCCGCGCAGCTTGCAATCCGTAACCGCGAGTTGAATTTGCGGGAACAGGCCCAAAATCAGAAGGGCTACGTTGAGGGTTTGAAGGTGAAGCAGAAGGAAGCCGATTCCGTGAGGAAGGCTGCCACCGCTGCTGTCGCCGCAATCGGGAGGAAAACGGGTGCCCAGTAAGTCTTTTTCCCAGGCCCGCATGATGGCTGGGGCAAGTCACGACCCTGTCTTCGCGAAGAAGGTCAAAGTCCCACAGAAGGTTGCTAAGGAGTATAACATGGCTGACAAGCGTAGTGGTTTTCTGAAGTCTGCTATGCGGGCCAAGGGTCCCGCCTACCAGGAAGGTGGTAGCGTTGATGCCTCCAAGGTCATTGAGGATATCGACAAGGAGGCTAAGGAGGGCGCGAAGAGGCGGGCCGACGATGCGAAGCAGAGGGAAAGCCAGAAGCCTTCCAAGCCTCGCAGTGATGCCCGCAATCCGGATCGCGCTGTGAAGACCCCCAAGATCTTCGATAAGCCTCCCCAGGCGTAT